TGATAGATCGTTGGAAGATTATGATATTTGGCTGCATGAGGAATATAAGGAACCAAAAGGAGAAAGCAAAAATGATGACTAGATTGAAAATGGAATTAAGAAGAACAGTCGAACTGAACATTCCTGATCAGAGTGAGTTCCTGAAAAACGGAAACATTCAGCATGTCGTTTGGATGGAAGAAATGGCCGAATTGCAGCAGGCCATTTCTAAAGAAACACGTGGAAAACTGAATAGAGATAACTTGGTCGAAGAGACGGCAGACGTCATCATCTGCCTTACTCAGCTTTGCGAAGAAAATAAGATCACCGCAGAAGAACTGCAGAAGATGATTGATAAGAAGCACAAGCGCAATGCCGAAAGACAAGCCAAACAAGACCATGTTTACAAAGATGAGAATCTGATCGAATAATCGAGGTGATGGCATGAAAGATTTAGATACAACCTTAGAGGCTTATGATATCCATTTTGATAGAAATAGAGACTGTGAAGACTGCCCATACAATGACATAGATGATTGCATTAATGAAATTACTTATGATTTATATGAACATGCAAAAATATTAAAAGACGAAAACAAGAAGTTAAAGGAAAGAAACAAGTGTCTTAGTAAGCTGATTAATGAAATGGTTAATTTATGTAACGATTTGATTAAACAAATTGATCAAATGGAACAGCATAAATAATTAAAGTGAGGGGTTCGTGAGGGGTTCGCGAGGGGCTCTTGAAAATATAAAATATATACTTGTCTGTAAAGATTGAGAGGTGCAAAAAATGGAATCAGATTTTATTGTCGGCGCAGGAAAAAGATTCGATGAATGTGTTTGTATAAAATCAAATAGCGATATTTTTAAACCAGGATTTATTTATCCTATTTGTGGCTGGAATAACGGCATACATATTATCGGAGAAACATCAAACGGCGATCCGTATGATTTAGTATGTCATAACTTTGGTGACATGATATCAACAGACCCTTATGGATCAATTGCTTTTTCTTTAACTACTAATGCTTATTGGTTAAGCGAAGAATACAAATCCGATGATTGCTTAGAAAAAGAAATAATAAAATATCTTTCCTATGCAAATCATGACTTGCTTGAATACATAAGGTTATTAAGAGAAGATAACAAAATGCTTTTTGAACAGCTTAAACAAAATGAAATGGAGATGCAAAACACATGGAAGAATTTAACAAAAAAGTAACAGGATTTACAATCAAACAAATTGAAACTGATAAGGGGGTTGATTTCAGTATTGAAGGCATTGGACAAATCACAAACGGCAAGTTCACGGTATTGTGTATTACTGCTCTTTTATCTGTGCTGGACGAATATAGAGACGATGATAGAGATTATTTTGTTGATAGAATCAATAAGATACTCAGCAAATACAGCTGTAGCGATTTTGCTGAAATGTACTCCTTATATGATGCGTTAGGTCTTTTAAACATCTTTGATAAAAATGATGATGATACAATCAAGAGCTAAACGCTAATGTGATATAATTAAAAAAAAGGACGGAAGGGAGGAGACATTTTGAGAAAAGAAGACATCAACCGGATAATCGGAATCACTGAATCGTTTAAGCTGCCCGAAAGGCTGATGGAGATCCTGATGGATGACGATCAAAGAGAAACAGTCTTTGACCAGTTTATGGCTATTGGTGAATCCCTGGATCACGACTGGTTCACTCAGTATTTTGAGGAGGAACATTCAAACAAGTCAAAGATGGCGCAGGACCTTACACCGTCATCAGTTACAAAGATAATCGGTGAGCTGTCCGGTGACTTTAAGTCATGCTCTGATATCGCATCCGGTACCGGCGGTATCACGATCGGAATGTGGATCAGCAACAAAGATGCTCGCTATAACTGCTATGAGCTGAGTGAGCGTGCTGTACCGTTGCTTATTTTTAATCTTGCGATCCGCAACATCAATGCCAGCGTTACACGAATCGACATCTTAACCGGCGATGTCTTTGAGCATTATGAGATTATCCCCGGCGACAAATATGCAAGCATTAAAAAATGCGAGTTTGATGAGTTTGAGCTTACTGACGTATGCGTGAGCAATCCTCCATTCTCTCTTAAATACAATCCTAAAAATGATACAAGGTTTCCGGAGTTTGATGGTATGCTCCCAACTAATTACGCTGATTATGTGTTTGTTGCCTTTGGCCTTCATTTGTCAAAAGATCCTGTTCATTTGCTTTATGTTTTGCCTCATAGTGTGTTGTTTCGTGGTGGCAAAGAAGAAAAGTTCAGACGTTTCCTGATTGATAAAAATCTTGTCAGGACAGTGATCGGACTGCCGGATAAATTATTCTTTAATACAGGCATTCCGACCCTGATCATGGAAATCAAAAAGAGCGACACGCTTTTATTTGCTGACGTATCAAAGGAATTTGAGAAGCGTCGCAAGATCAACGTGATCACTGATCCACATCTCAATACAATTGTGTCATCGGTTCGACTTAGAAAAAATATTGAGAAGATGACGCATATTGCCGACATCAAAGAGATAAAGAATAATGACTACAATCTTAATATTCCTAGATACGTTGACACGTTTGAGCAGGAAGAGCTGCCTGACATGACTGATGCACTGTTGGAAATGATCAACGATGACATGGATCGCATGTCACTCGAGGCTCAGGTGATATCCCTTCTTGAACAGATGGAAGGTACAAGCGAAGAAGAAGACCGCAAGCTAAAGAGCGCAATCGATCAGGCGAAGAAGCTGATCAGGAAAAGAGTGAAGGAACTTGAAATCATTTAAAGCAAGAAGAATAAACATAAATGAGCTTTGTGAGCTGGAACGATCACAGAAGGATAAAGTATACGATGCTGGGACTTGTTATGTTCAGATGTCAGCAGTATCAAATAGCAACAAGATGTGGCATATGCTTGAGCACGACAGCACAGTCACGGCCGGAAAGTATATGATGTTTCTTCCAAAGGATGGCCAAAGATATGACTGCGAGTATATATACCTGATGCTTGAGAGAGAGATCCCGAAGTTCCTGGTCAGATATGCGACGACGCTCAACGTTCAGGCCGAGGCATTCAACCATCTCACGATCTTATGGATAGACGATGACAATGAGCGCCATCAGTACACAAGATTTCTTACGACATATCAGGCGCTGATCGACAGCGAGATAAAACTCAATGATAGTATAAACATGTTTAAAAAAGTTATGCTGGATTTAATGTTTGTTTAAACAAGTAAAGGAGGCAATCGGATGATTGATATAGCAAATCGGAGGGATCTAGTCAGATATCTAAAAAGTTATGAATACTTAAAGCATGAGCTGGATGACATCGAAATGAGCCAGCTGCCTAGAACGCCGCAGATATCCGGCGATGGATCCCACTCTCATACAACATCAAAGTCAATGAGCTATGCAATACTCATAGACAAGAGAGATGAGATCGTCGATGAAATGAGAGAGATCAGCTCAGTGATTAATTGCATATCTGATCCGATCTCACGGTCAATCATCGAAGGAAAGTTTATATTTTTTAAGTCATTAGAGGATCTCGCTATTCAGTACCAGCGATCAGTGACAACGATTAAAAAGCATTACAACCGCGGTATAGATGAGATCATGAAAACGTGTACAAAAGTTTCAAATGATTTAAAAAGCTGACAGTTAGTTATAGTTTTTGTTAGTTATTGGTCAACAAGTGTCCATCATCATGTGATATGGTTATATCATCAGAGGAGCAGCGGAGAGATGACTGCTCCCTTTTGTTTATGGAGGTGAGCATCATGCAGATAAAAGTAAAACCTAGCAAGGACTTTCTAAAAGCCGAAGAGGTGATGAAGAAGATTCCTGAACTGACTGAACAAGCGAGCCGGGATCTCAACAGCGATATCATAAAGCGTGTGCCGCCAAAGGTAAAGAAAGCTGTCAAGGCACGATATGGTGTTGACAACGAGGGCTATGACTCAGTAAAGCCAAAGCCAAAGCAGTACAAGATCGATGGCGGTGACGACCTGATAATTGTTTATGAGGGCGAACCGCTTACGCTGTCGCACTTTCATTTACAGCGACGCGGATCAAAGATGAGACGAAAGAAAGCCACGCGTGCGCCTGGCGAGGCAATCAACGGCAAAGAATGGGCAATGATCCATCAGCCACGGCCTTACACTGTTTATGCTCAGGTCATCAAAGGCCAAAAGGTGCCAGTGCCTGGACATAATGTTTTTATCTACGAAAGACTTGTCAAAGGCACTGGAGACGAATCTGATAAAGCAAAAGGTCTGGCAATGGACCGACTTGGAAAAGAAAGAAATCCTATCAAAGTCATCAAGACTGTTTCAGTTCCACAGATGATCGCAAATCGTGCAGCTCTCGGTGTCCAGCTCGGAGTTGAGGATGTCATCAATTCAAGACGTTCTCATCAGCTCAACCGTTTAGCAAATAGAATTGAAAAGTTATCAAAATAAAAATGCCTTTATTTTGCTTTGTGAGCGTTATTCATGCTAAGACGTGTAATTGTTCCTTGTAAATAGCAAAACTGGCTCAAATCGGTTCGTTTTGTCGCTTGTAGGTACTGTGAGACGTCCGAAAAGCCCGCGACGCTCCCGAGCCCAAAATGTCGCTATTTTTTTGATACTCAAAATATACACTTCCGCTCCTATTAGTATAGGAGCTTTTAATTTGTAAAGGTGGTGATCGCTATAAAAGATGTGCAAAATATCAAGGTTTCATCGACCGAACTCGCTCGCATATGTGGAGTGTCTCCGAGGATGATCCGATACTACGATGAGGAAGCAACTATCGTCAACGTAGGAACCGTAAATAAAAAATTGTATGTGCTTGGTGATGCCGTAAAAGCGATCATCACTAAGCATGACAACGACGCTAAAGCAAAAGCCAAAAAAGGCAATGCAAAGGAAGACGCTGAACGAAAGCTAAAAGCCGAGGCCGACTATAAAGAGGCCCAGGCCGAGATGGCCGAAATCAAACTTAAAGAAATTAGAGGCCAGATGCACCGATCGGAAGATGTTGAGGCGGCGATGAATGACATCGTCTACGCTTTTAGATCCGGAGTGCTTGCAATGCCTGGCCGTCTTGCGATGGATGTGGCCAAAGTTTCCGATCCTAATCAGGTCTCCAAAATGATTGAGGCTGAATGCTTTAAGGTCTTGGATGAACTGTCAAATTATCAGTATGATCCCGAGTATTACAAAAAGCGCGTAACTGATCGAGAAGGAATGAGCATTGATGAAGAATCCGAAGACGGACGAAACAAAGAAGCTCAATAAAGTCATCAGGCGATGCTTTAAAAATCTAAAGCCGCCTGAAAACCTAACGCTCGATGAGTGGGCCGACAAGTACAGACGACTGTCACCGGAAGTTTCTGCCGAGGCCGGACAGTGGCGAACATCGCGAACTCCATATTTAAGGGAGCCGATGCGGTCGTTTACTGATCCAAAAGTTAATCACATCGTGATGGTCGCAGCGTCCCAGGTTGGAAAGTCCGAGTTTGAGCTTAACGCGATCGGATACATAATCGACCAAGATCCAGGATCAATTCTTTTTGTTCAGCCGACTTTAGAAGATGCAAGAAAATTCTCGAGAATGAGAATCCTGCCGATGTTACGAGATTCCAAAAGACTCAGCAAAAAAGTCAGCGATGTCAAGCTAACAAAAAAGGCAACGGATACGATGCTCCAAAAGTCGTTTCCTGGTGGGATGCTGACGATTACCGGATCAAACAGCCCGAGCGCGCTTGCATCTATGCCATGTAGATATGTCATTGGCGATGAGCGTGACCGCTGGGCAGTCTCAGCCGGATCGGAAGGTGATCCTTGGAAACTGGCGGAAGCGCGTCAGACAACTTTTTACAACAGAAAATCTATCGAAGTATCTACTCCGACAATAAAAGGCGCATCAAATATTGAGGCGTCTTTTTTGCAGGGCACACAGGAACGATGGTGCCATAAATGTCCCGAATGCGGAGAATACAGCGAGATCACTTTTGATGACATCCACTTTAATACGACTTGCAAAAAAGTCGGAGTCAAAAAGATTTATGCGCTAAAAGGTGACATCACCTATGTTTGCCCAAAATGCGGATGCGTAATTCCCGAGTCTCGCATGAGAGCGCAGCCGGCGAAATGGGTGGCTGAAAATCCACAGGCATATGACAAAGGATGCCGATCGTTTTGGCTCAATGCCTTTTCCTCACCTTGGACACCTTGGTCAAAAATTATTTTGAGCTTTTTGGAATCTAAGGATGATCCATCAAGACTAAAGGTCGTATATAACACGCTGTTCGGGAAGCTCTGGGAAGATCGCGGAGATCTTGAGAGTGAAGATGAAATGTTGGAACGTCGAGAGACATACGGAACTAATGAAAAAGGCTTGCAGATCGAGCTGCCGGACGGCGTCTTGTGCTTAACAATGGGCGTCGATACTCAGGACAACCGCCTCGAGTATGAGGTAGTCGGCTGGGGACTTTATGGAGAGTCATGGGGCATCCAGCGAGGGGTCATCATGGGACGGCCGGATATTGATGAGACCTGGCAGCGACTCGATGATGCTATTGCGCATGTCTACCGTTTTAAAGATGGCAAAGGGTTAAAAATATCTCTTACGTTTATCGACTCCGGAGGCCATTTTACTGGCGAAGTTTACAAGCGATGTAAAGAGCGACGCAATAAACGTGTCTTTGCAATCAAAGGTAAATCAGAGGATTCCCGGCCGTTTGTCACACCGCCGAACAAAGTATATTCGGACTCAACTTTGCGAAAAAAGAAAGACGTCTGGCTTTATACGATCGGTGTTGACTCAGGGAAGGAAATGATTATGGACTCGCTTAAGGTGCAACAGCCCGGTCCTAAGTACTGCCATTTCCCGAGAGACAACGGCAAAGGCTACGATGAGTACTTTTTTAATTCGCTGCTATCTGAAAGGCTTGAACAGACGACGACAAAGCGAGGCACGCATTTCGCCTGGGTAAAAATACCTGGCCATGAAAGAAATGAGGCCCTAGACTGCCGAAATTATGCGCTGGCCGCTTTTGCCGTATTAAATCCTGACATGGAGCAACTGCAGAAGCGCATAAATGATTACCGTCGCGGAATCGTCGAAGAAGAAAAGTCAAAACCAAAAAAAGCGCCTAGCAAAAGGCGAACAAATAAAAACAAATATTTTGATGAGTGGTAGGTGAAAGCATGAAAAGAACAAAAGAATACTACCAGAAAAAACTAGATCGAATAAATGAGCGCCTGGATTTATATCTAGAAGCTGAAAAAAAGATTTTAGATGGAGCGCAGTCATATACGATCGGATCACGATCGCTTACAAGAGCGGACCTCGCATCAGTAAGAAGTATGATCGAGACGCTAGAAGAAAAAGCCGATGAGCTTGAATCAGTCATCGATGGCGGATCAAAGAGAAAGGCGATCGGAGTGGTTCCGCGTGACTGGTAAAAAAGAATTAAAGAAAGGAGGCAAACATGAGCGAAGTGAAAAAGAGGCGTTTTTACAACAAAGGCTATTCAGAAGCAGGGGCATCAATTACGAAAAAGGCGCTTAAAGGATTTAACGCGGTGTCGGGATCTCCACGTGAGGACATCGACTATAACAATCAGACGCTTAGAGAGCGATCACGAATTTTGGCGATGGCATCTCCGATCGCATCATCGGCGATCAGGACAAACCGCACAAACGTTGTCGGCATGGGGCTGAGAATGCAGCCACGAATTGATCGCGACATCCTGAAAATGTCTAGCGAACAGGCCGACGAACTGCAAAAGATGATAACTCGCGAGTGGGATATCTGGGCGAACAATCCAAGGGCCGTCGATGCTTTAGGCATCAGCAACTTTGCCGACATCGAGCGCCTTGTTTTAACATCCTGGCTTTTAAGCGGTGACGTTTTTGTTGTCATGCAACAAAGAAAGCCAACAGTCATGATGCCTTACTCGTCACGAGTGATGGTGATCGAGGCTGACCGCATTGCCACACCAACAGCCAGCGACACAATTTCCGGTCCAATGACAACCGGAGTAAATTCCGAAAATGGAAATTATATCTATGACGGAGTCGAGGTTGATGAATCTGGGGCGATCATTGCTTACTGGATACGCAACACATATCCTGGTGAGTTCGGATTTCCAAAAGAGACAAAATGGCAGAGGGTTAAAGCTTTTAACACTGATACAGGATTTGCCAACGTTATCCAGGTTATGGATCCCGAACGTCCGGAACAGTACCGCGGAGTGCCTTATCTTGCACCTGTTATTGAGCAGCTGCTGCAGATGAGACGATACAGCGAGTCCGAGCTTATGGCCGCAGTCATTGAGTCATTTTTTACCGCGTTTGTCAAAACCGAGGCTGGCGCCGACGAAAATCCATTTAATGAAACCGAAGAGCTGACTCCGGAAGAGCGAAACACTCAAAATGATGACGAATATTCGATGGGTCCAGGCCAGGTCAATTTTATGCAGCCTGGTGAGGATATTGTTTTTGCGAATCCTACACGACCGGCAAACGGATTTGACACGTTTGTCAAATCAATCTGCTCGCAAATCGGCGCGGCGCTCGAAATCCCAAAGGATCTTTTGCTTAAAGAATTTAATGCAACTTACTCAGCATCAAGAGCCGCACTGATGGAAGCATGGAAGGCATTTAAGATGCGTCGCGAACTGCTGATCGATAAATTCTGTACGCCTGTTTATGCTCAGTGGTTTAGTGAGGCCGTCGCGCGTGGAAGAATCAACGCACCTGGATTTTTTGAAGATCCGATCAGAAGAGCTGCTTATCTTGGTGTCGAATGGGTAGGACCGTCACAAGGACAGTTAGATCCGATCAAAGAAGTCAATGCCGAAGCGGCGATGATTAAGGAAGGATTTAGCACTCATGAACAGTCTACTGCACGCTTAACCGGAGGTGACTGGACGAAAAATATCGAACAGCTGAAAAAAGAAAATGCACTTCTGGGTGGGTTAGGTGAACCCGATCCACACCAGGATAAAGGAGGTGAAGAGAGTGCCAGCTAGATTAAACGAAAACAAGAAATTTTGGAACATGGCCAAAAACGAAAACGGCCACGCGGAGATCTTTTTGGAAGGTGACATCGAACCGGAACAGCCTAAAGACTGGTTCGGTGATGCAATTGATGGAAACTTTATCACACCAGAAGGCTTTAGAGAGGATCTCGAAGCTTTAAAGGATGCCGATGACATCACCGTTCATATCAATTCTAACGGTGGAGATGTTTATACAAGTATAGCAATCCATAACGCACTAAAAGGCCTTGATAAAAATGTAAGTGTTGTTGTTGATGGCGTCGCACTTTCCGGCGGATCAGTTATCGCAATGGCCGGAGACACAATTGATATGTACCCAGGATCAATGATGATGATCCACAAAGTTTCGGCTTTTGCCTACGGTATGTACAACGCCGATGAACTGAGCAAGATTGAAAAAGCGTGTGATGCAATGGATGAAGCGATCGCAACAATCTACTCAAATCGAACAGGCAAAACAGTCGATGAATGCCGTGAGCTTATGGGTAATGAAACTTGGATGACAGGCGCGAAGGCGGTTGAAAATGGCTTTGCCGACAACGTCATTGATGGCGATGTCGATATCAAACTCGATAACAAGTCAAAGACGCTTTTTGTAAACAAGGTCAAGATCAGTGCAACTGACTTAAACGTGCCTAAAAATATCAAACGATTAAAAGATGCCCCTAAAAAAGCAAAAAAAGCACAAAACAAGGGCGAGAAAGGAGAACCTAAAAAAATGGATTTAGAAACATTAAAAAATGAATACCCTGATTTAGTTAATCAGATCAGAGTCGAAGCCGTAAACGCGGAAAGAAACCGTATTAAAGAAATCGATGAAATCGCATCAAATATTAGTGATGCGGATGCAATCAAAGAAGCAAAGTACGGCGAAAACCCAACCAATGCGGCAACGCTTGCATTTAATTATCTTAAAAAAGCAAAAAACTTAGGTAATCAGTTTGTGAGCAATCTTGAAAGAGGTGCCGAAGACTCAGGTGCAAACAATGTCACTGCAGTGCCAACGAGCAACCCTGAAGAAATGACTCAGGCTCAAAAAGATGAAGCCGAAGGTCTTAAAGCATTAGATGCAGTGAAAAAAATGTTTGCGATGAAATAGAAAGGAGAAAAAATCATGGCAGAACCTAATATCTACAAAGAACCGGTCGATAATCTCGTCGCCGGAACTTACCCACATCTCGCCGTTACATCGGTTAGCATTGCAGCCGGTCAGGGTGTCTTAAAACGAGGGACATTGCTGGCACCAGGCGAAAACGGATATGTAATTATGGATACAACAACCGCTGGAAAAGCGGCTTTTATTTTGGCCGATGATACTGATACGACTGAAAAAGTGGTCGCGGAAGTCTATCGCGCTGGATGCTTTGCGGAGCCGGAAGTCATTGTCAAAGATGGCTACACATTAAGCGACGCGGACAAAGACGCGTTAAGAAAATACGACATCATCTTAGTCGGAGAATTTTAAAAAGGAGGAATTAAAACATGGGATTTGATCCATATGACACTTATTGGTTACAGCAGTCGATCCAGTTACTGCCACCGGTAAATACATTTTTAAAAAATCGTTACTTTCCTGACGGCGCAACGTTTACCACTGCACACGTCTTAGTCGAATACAAAGACGGTGTAAGAAAGGCTGCACCATTTACATCAAAGAGATCTAGCGGCATCGAACTTGAAAGAACAGGAAGCGAATTAAAGGAATTTATGCCTGCTTTAATCGCACCAAAAAGAACTTTAACATTAGATACATTACAGCATCGAGGTTTTGGCGAACAGCTTAACTCTCAGATGACCGCACAGCAAAGAGCTTTATATTACAACACTCAGGATTTAAGTGAATTACGTCCAACGATTGCAATCCGCAAGGAAGCAATGGCGGCGCAGGTTATTTTTGAAAACAAGTTATCTATCACTGAATACACTGATGATTTAACCGATGGTAGAAATCGAGAAATCAAATTTTATGAAGGCACAAACGATGCTGTTTACACTCCATCAAAGCCTTGGGATACTACCGAAGAATCAGGAAAGCAGATCATCGCGGACATTACTGCAATGATCAAAAAGCAGTCTCAAAGAGGCCTTCCAGCGACAGAACTGTTATGCTCAACCGAAGCAGCCGACATCCTGATCAACAATGTCTACATTCAGAAAATGTTAGACAACAGACGCATCGAAATCGGCAAGATTGCACCTACCGAATTATTAGATGGCGCAACTGAATTTATGACATTAAACATCAATGGCCGTATTATTTCGTTTATTTCTTATGACAACACATATGTCGGACTTGACGATAAATTAAAGTCATTTATCCCGGCTGGATATGTAGCTTTAGCAGCACCGGCTAACGGTGGAACTGCCGGAACAAACATGATCGGTCAAACGCTTTACGGATCAGTGTCGCAATTGGAGGACGACAATGAGTTCCACACTTACACCGGCACCGAAATCCCTCAGTACGTATCAGATAAAAAATCAAATGCGCGTACACTCACTTTAAGATCAGCGCCTTTACTGATGCCAATTGCTCCAAATCCATTCGTTACAGCTAAGGTAACTAAATAATGAGAATTAGAGTCATTAAAGGCACCGTCGGAATCGCCGTAAAACGCGATGACGAGCGTGTGCACTATATGTCAAAAAGTGCAGGTCATGGCGCTTTTGACATTGATGCCGATCAGGCAAAACGGCTGATCGCAAAAGGCGTCGCCGAAAAAGTCTCCGAAGACTTTAACGACATGACGATCGCCGAATTAAAAGAGCTAGGCGAAAGTGAAGGCATCTCTTTTAAAGGATGCAAAAACAAAAGCGACTATATCGCGCGCATTGTAAAAAATGAGGAAATCGAGGAATCCGCTGAAGACGAAATCGACGATGAACCGGAGTTTGATCCGCTCAACGTCGAATAACTAACTAACTAGGAGGTATCAGATGATCAAGATGATTAAAGGCAATCATGGAGTCGTAGAAAACGGCAAAGTGGTCGCAAAAGACAAATACAGTGATCCGTTTGAGGTCAGTCAGGAAAAAGAAGCTGAGCTGATCGCATCAGGATTCGCTAAAAAAGTAGATGCTCCAAAAAATGCCGTCCCTAAAAAAGACGACACAAAAAAGCCAGCCGAAGCAAAACCGGCTGACACAAAAACAGCATCTAAGACTGAGCCAAAACCAAACGATAAAAGCAAGGATGTCAAAAAGGACGTCAAATGAGCTTTAGAGATCGCTTAGACGATGATATCCTGGACACCTTCCTAGACGCTTATGAGTTCGCTGGAGATCACACGGTCTCCGGCAAAAAGATCAGAGCATGTATCGACACCGATAACTTGGTCCGTCTTAAAAACTCGGATATTTTAGGCGTCAGCGAGGCGGATGTCATCCTGTTTGCAAAAACTAAAG